ATCTCTGGTAATGTGCAACAAAAATGAACTTTCATTCCAGAGGGTCTGATTCGCTCTACTAAGGGGTTCGAGCTTACCGGGGTGGCATCTAGCACTGTTGAAGTTAAATCCCAATTTAACTGCAGTAATTTTCCGACAAGGTTTGCTGCGCCTAAATTTTCATATACTACCGAATAAAGAACCCTCTTTGTGGGAGTTGGAGGTTGTGTAATATAATTTGAGGCTGCGAACAAAGCACTTATCGCGTTAGTTATAGAAGCTCCCATGCCTGTTGGAGCTCCCATCATGCCTTTGGCATATTTGAAATACTTGCCTGTGTGTATGGCGAGAGAGGGGGTACCTATCCCTGTAGTGGATGCAGTTAAAGATATGCGCATTGAATCAGCAGCAGTATTGGCGTAATTTGGCGCGACCGGGGAAATCAGATCCACTTCCCAAGCGCAAAGCGCAAACCGCGTTACGACAGCATTGATATTGAGATAATTTGCATTATAATTAGTTGCTTCCATCCATTTACCATAATCAGAGGTATAGGAAACGAAATTCGAGAGCATGTTCGAATAATACGTTCCATTAGGTATTGCAAAAAGTCCGAAAGTAGGTGTAAAACCTAAATCCGGTGAATAAACTCCTTCGGGGTAATGTACAAATCCAGTATTATTTGTGCCAGCTTGTCCATCAACATAAGGGCTCTGATTTGAAAGACTCACGATATCTACGTCATATGCTAAGCTCCAACTGTTTTGCACCAAGGTCGGCGCTAACAGTGTGTTTAGATTCGGATCATATTTAACGGGCATTCCATTTGAAGTGTTGATGAAGGCTGCATTACTACTGAAGTTGGTATCACCTGAAGTGTTATCCCAAATTCCTAACTTGTAAGTACGTGGCACGATTGGTGCTCCCAACGTAGGTTGGGCTACAATCGTGAAGCGACCACCGCTTACCGATGCATCTGCGTAAATCGGAAATTCTACTTTAGAAGTATAAAGGGCCGTTTGATCAGTTACACCATCCACTAGGCGCGAGTTGCCACTATCAGGATCCAAGATATTGCAGATATTCTCCGCTACCGCTTGTTCTAATGTGCGACTATTTTGCGCTGACAGTTCCTTCACTAAATCATTCCGTTTCACTCCTTTATACTTATCGTATAATTGCTTCAATTCTTGCTGAGACATTTACTCTTGTTTAAAAGACTAATCAATTTTTCAAGAGCCTAGACGATACCAGTAGTTTAACGTCCCCCGGTATCGAGACGTTTGGTGAACAGACACTTACGCGGTCAATAAAATCTCCACTACTAAGTCACGACTACTTATGCGTAGTCCTTAGCAAGGAGGGTTTTTATGAGCGCTGCCGTCATGTCAGTCACCAATTTTCCGTTGGTCCAACCAAGTTCGAAGGTAACATCAGAACCGTACCTGGCTGTTAACACTGATTTGTCTACTACATAATGACCGTCAGATGGAGCTTGTACCTGGTATTTATGCGTTGGATTCGCACCTGGATTAGGCTCTCTATCTGAACGTTTATACTCTAGGGTGGTATAAAAATCCTCTAAAAAATCAGGATGAGGAAACGTCTTTATGGAATAGAACATATCTGTGTTGAAAAATTCACTCGCTCGAGTGAAACCTACACCTGGATAGAGCTGTGTAGGGCATGA